GTTCTTTCAGATCCCGAAGTCTTATCGGAGCGATGATATAACTAGGTATGCTATCAGCCTTATCGCATCGTCACTCAATATGCAACACCGTCTCAAGTGTATCGTGCCTGCGACTAGAAGGCGATCACGAAAATGTATCTGACAACTATTTAAAAATAATATCATTTATATTGGAATATATAAATGATAACACCACCCCAAAAGATATTTATTATTAAGGGGTTGTCGGCAATTGTATTGACTAGTGTCTTTGTAGCAATTATATATTTTGTTATTAAAGCAATGAAACGCAATTGCGACTCTGGTTACCACTGGTCAGAAACAAGAAAAAGGTGCGAGCCGACGTGTTCCACCGGGGAGAAGTATTACAAAACCCCTAATAAATGTTTAAAATGTCCACCGGGACAAGTTAATGACAAAGATTATGGATGTATAGATAATTGCTCTATCAAAGGGGACGACTGGGACCTTTGTGGTGGGCAATGTTACAATAAAAAGCAGGATTCGTGTGTCAAAGATAAGATATGTAATACAAGTCAAGTCACGTGGACTGGTACGTGTTGTAGTGAAGGTGAAACATACAAGGTTGGAAAACCTGTATTTACAGTAACCGGAAGCGACACCGTCAATGTGATAGCGGGGTATTTGTACAAATACACAAATACACCAACGACTAAAGTCAAAGATGTATTTACCAAAAATAATATAAATTCTGGAATAGATCTGTTAAGATTAGGAAATAGTGAGTGGGAATCCCTTGGCTTTGATATTAATACTGCTATAGTCCTAAGAACAGCATGTGGTCTCCCTGTATGCTCAGCGTGCGTAGTCGGAAAATGCGGAGATGGGTGTTGTACCGAGACACAAACGTGTATACCTGGAGATACAGACGGTGCCTACAAGTGTTGTGATGAAATTCCAAGCACGACCCCAGATGGACGTGTAGTCTGTTGTCCAGAAGGCAAGTGGGCTGAAAAGGACGAAGTGTGTTGCCCTGATGAAGCGGATATAACGGTTGTAGATGGTGTTTGTTCAAATAAATGTAAATATCCAGACGGTGATGGGAATACAGTGTCGTGCGCCTACAATGGCAATATGGAATGCCTTGATTTAACGAACACAAAAATTAATGGTGCGAGTCGACCGGCTATGAATATTAGTAAATGTATTAAGAAATCAGATTCTTTATGTGTTATTGAAGACGCGGGCGAGTCGCCGAATTCAATCGGTTCAGTAATTCTGGCGAAACGAATAGGAGGTGGTGAATCGACTCCTTTATTATACGACGGGAGAAGTTCGGTATCATACGATTACATAGTAGAGAACAAATTTACAACGTCTGCCGGTACAACATGTGGGGTCGACGATTGTTGGAAAAGAGCGAGAGATCTTAATCTAGACGGTGTTATTAATATAACACAAACTACAAACTCTAATAATAGCAAAACATGTATCGTCAAACGAGCGGTCAACACCAACAAAAAGTTTCTGTCTCAAACGGCAAACACACAAATAGCAAAAACTTCATCTGATCAATTTTGTAAAACATCATCTGATCATAAAAAGGGAACAATATGCCCACATGGAAGTAATTGCGTAAATGATACATGTATCGCGGGATGGGGGTGGAACGGAAAAACAGATAGTGATTTCAGGTGTCAGACATACACGAATAAAAAGGATATACCAGGTGATCACACATCATACGATACAAAGGACTCCTGTATAGCAAATACGTGCAGTAAGGGTAAATGTTGCGCCCCAAGTTACACATGGGATGCCACCGCAAATCACTGTTTGGAACAAGTGGCATCCAATTGTAAAGGTGTCACCATACCATGGCTTAGTCCCGATGGGGGTGGTACGTGGTGTGTGCGTCCCCAATTCGGGGAGGGTGATTACAAGAAATGGCCTCGTAGTCTTTACGAGGGCAAGTCATCTGCTGGAGCAAAACACTGTAGGCATCTATATTATACAAACGATGACCACCCAACGGGATCCCGCCCTTGGCGCAATACATTTAGGAGTCAGCGGTGGAATGACCCCAAATTATATAAGTCTGCATATATTACAGACCGGATGAAAAAAGGTAATGTGCATGTCTCACATACACCTTTCGCTGCTCATCCAGATCACATAGAAAAAACATGTATTTAACTCTGTGTGTACAAAAAGTTTTGTTTAACTTTAAGACCATATTAAGTATTTCCATTTTTATAACGAATAAAATAGTAAACTCAGTTTACTATTTTATTCGTTATAAAAATAACCTGAACAATGTTTTCGGTAAACCACAGTAGTTAAAAAACGGGTCTTGTTTATAATTTTCTATATTTATTTTCCTGTGGAATATAATAAAAATAGTCAAAATCATTTAAATATACTTTAAATCACCTTGTATAATTGACAACCGGCACCTATACAAGTCATTGATAAACGTGTCTGCGTCCCGATAAAAAGAAAACCCCGCCTTGAAAGAGTTAATTAACCATTTGTCTGAATGTGAAATTAATACGAGGAAACTTCACAACATTCAAGGACTGTTTGGGGACACTGTGCTTAAATAATTTTTGACACGCCCCCTCCATTGTAACAACAGTGTTATCCTTCAATCGTATCTTAAAAACCTTGTTATCCTTTTTACGTTTAAGATAAAACCACCTAGTCTGTCCAAGACTCAGCGATGCTATAACAGAGTTAGGCACAAGGTCTTTTTCATCATCGCTGTGGTAACCAATATTCTTGCTCCCATCGTGGTAATAATTAATCAGTACAAAATTAAATGTCACCCCAATCAAATCCTCTATCTGTTTCTTAACGTCCGTCAGGAGCGGAAACCAAGATTTCGCTGGGACAGTGACCCCCGAGAACGTATATGTTAACCCTTTATCCCCGTAAGCCATTTGCTTGCGGGGTATGGCAACCCGTTTCCCAAATATCGTGACCTTACTGTCTTCATCGCTGTTGTATAGGTCTGAGTTAGAGAAATATTGTAGGACTTCTTTAGGGTTTCTCAACACATCGGTAAAATAATGAGTCTGCGGGGAACCTGTTATTCCCTTTATAAAATTAAGGATTTCCCTAGCCTTCCCAATATCCCCTATCTTTTTATCTATACATATCTGTGACCAAGTTTCAAAACTATTTTGAATAACTGGGTCAAGTTGTGTGTACGTACCCGTTTCCGGATTGTTGCAAAAGTTTTTGATGCTTGTTAACATTTATCTTTAATTAACCTTTTTAATTATATATTTTCAATTCGGTATTTTTTTGTTTATCTATTACTTGTCCAGTACCAAAACTCTAAATATTCCCGACGAGAATCACCCTATTGTGAAGGCTCTAAAAGAACGGATTTGCAATATCAAGAATGTTAGTACACGGCAGATGTACACCAACCTGTTCAAGTTGGCAGTTTCCAACGGCAAAATTACACTTTTCAACAAGTTGAACGCAATTGAAGATATGGAAAGTATTTGAATAAAGAACCAACGATATTGTATATTTTAAACCCACGGTTTAAAATAATTCTTAATGCAAAAAGCCCCATACCAAACTTTTTGGTATGGGCTTTTTTAACAATATTCTTTGTTTAGATACTAGCTAGATTGTGACTTCAAGTCAACCTCGTCATTGATTATGTTGTGATCGATAATAGACACCCTTTTGTTGAAAAGGTACTTGTATGGCGCACAGGTCTTCAAAACAACATTCACTGAGGTGAATTCACACGGGTGTAACCCGATAAAATAACCGAAAAACAGCGAGTCGTTAATCCCGTTGAACGAATAGCCCTTATGTTTTCCACGCGAACCAGATGGGAGAGAGTTCGTCGTGAGAGAGTTTGGTTCAGATTCCTCCCAATACTTATCAAATTGTGGGGTACTCTGATGACTGCTGTAGAGGCTCAGGTAACTCGGCTCGACGGGGTTTTCCCAATCGATAGGGACTCTCTTTAAAATATTTGTAGTATCAACAGAAAAACACATGATGTGGTTTTTGTTCTTGAATCTTTACAAAAAATCAAAAAAAAATCGGACCTTGGTGTTATGATTAATATTTCACTTAAAGGCTCTGTGTGAAATGTATCCGAATACTAAAAACTACATACAAGTCTTGATAAACTCGGCAGCGTCCCGATAGAAAGAAAACCCTGCCTTCCCAACAGACTTGGTGTCAGCGTCCTCGTGATCCGTACAATAATCCGTTACAGCGTCCTGTACCAGCATTCGGGCGAGGTTGGGGACGTTCTCCATTGTTGGAGGTCCAATCTTGGAGTTAAGTGCCGCGAGACGGTTCTTGTTCAGGATATACCCCTTGATTTCCTCGTACCCACTCAGGTCCAGTTTGTTAAACTTGAACACCTTCTGGGTGGTCTTCTTACCCATATGTTTCTCCACAAAAGACGGGGCCTTGTTCTTGAAGACGTAACGAACACCCTGGTGAATCTTGGTCACTGTGTACCCCTCTGACGGGGTCTTCTCATCGTCTGCGTACTCAGACATAAACTCGGTGGGGCGGTTGAGGAGCACGTCGAGAGACCCAATCTCAATATCGTTAACGACAGAAAAGCCAGCGTCCGTAACCTTCCCAAAATCCTCGTACGAAAGCCATGTACCTTCTGTCTGGGTTCCGGTTGGTGCGATCAGCACATCAAACACCCGGAACTGTAGTTTATCGCTATATACAATCTCCACCTGAATCTTCTTCCCACCACCGTAAAGTTCCCCGTACACGTTACACGGTCCTAGGGTTTTACGAAGGTTCTCGGTATATTCCGTCAGTTCTTCACGGATTTCAGAAAAGTCAAAGAAGTCACTTGGCTCGCCTGCTTCGGGGAGTTCCTTGGACCGAGACCCAAACTTGATATTCTCACCATCTGGTCCCCCGATGGTCTGAAAGTTCGCACCGTGGATTTTCTCACGACGACGCCAACCGTCTGCGATATGCGAACACTTTCCTGCATGCTCGGCGGGTTTTGTACTTGGGAATTTGACGAAAGACATTGTTTTGTTTGATCTTTTTATTTCATCTTTTTTGTTTCAATTTAATTTATTACAAACTATAAATGAAAATTAATTGGAAAAAAATTGCTGTCGGTTCCGTAATCTTAGTAATTCTGTCGGTTCTTATTGGTTATGCTGTTAAGAAAAACGGGGGTTCGTCTGATAAGCCGACAAACGGGGGTTCGTCTGATAAGCCGACAAACGGGGGTTCGTCTGATAAGCCGAAAAAGGCTAACGTGTGGAGAAACGGTATTGTACGTAAGTATATGGGACATGGTGGTCCCGAACCCGAACAACACATATACGGTATCAAGTGTAGAGATAAGGGAGTTGAAAATTTAGACAAATGTCTTCATATGATTTTGGATACAATGAAATGGAATAATAGAGAAATTATTGTTGATTATCATGGAAATCAAAACTACGCTGTTTACTCACCCAGTCAGGTTGATGGGCTTGCTGACTCTGGCTGGGTTGTTACAAGCACTGATATTGTTCAGCAACACTACCACCATGTACCAACCATCATTCCAGTTGTACCAAAAGTTGCGACTGGGGTGTGTAATGAAATCACCACGTGGACCACTTCATCAGAGGTTGATGGTAATGATCAAGGACCTGGTCCTTTAATGATAACCTATCCTTCCGTTGATGGATGTAAGACTATTAAAATTAAAGATGGTAGCGTTGATGGCCCTCCGACAATGGATCCATCAACGGGTACGGGTACGGGTCTTATAAAGATTTCTGGTAAAACGGCTACATACAAACGAACCGATGGAACCCAAGTATATAATTATTCAACCAAAGATATTACTTCTAATCCTATAATTTGGTCTACTTCTGAAGGTTATATACGAACACTTACTATGACGAATGTATTAAAATAGAAGACATAAAATTGACGCAAAAAAGCCCTTTGAGAACTGGGTGTTCTCAAAGGGCTTTTAGGCTGCCGTACTCTCCGGCTGTCACCAATAAGGTAGGTTTTATACCCCGAGTCTTTCCTCGGCTGTCACCCCACATATTTTAACTCACGTGATTTGGGGAGAGCATAGGTGTTCATTACGTTTAATCGAGCGAGCATTTTCTCCACTCTAATTATTATTTATCAATTAAAAATGTCAGGAGCCCCTGCCTCGCTCAAAACTGTGACACTCTTCCGTATGTGAGGTAGTGTCTCCAATGTGGAACTTCACTGTAGAAGTCCCTTTTGCTCTTCTTTTAACAAGTCTTTTTTTAAATTCAATTTTATTTCAAGACCACCACCACGTACTCACCACGTCTTCGGGGAGCGAGCCTTCATCTCCTTCATCTTGGCCGCGTTCTTCAGAGCCTGTAGTTTCCGTTTAGCAAACTGTTCCAGAGGGTCCTCCCGTGTCTCCACCACCCGCGGGGCTTTTCTCATCTTCTCGTTGCGCTGGCTGACCCACCGTGCCCATTCCAGAAGCCTCATGTTCTTGTAGAGACGGGATGTGATCTTCTCGGCCTCGGCCTTGTAGTGCTGGTACTTACGGCGGTGCTGAACCTTGTCGTCGTAGTCTGGGTTGATGAGACTCTGGTGGTTCCTCGCGATGTTCCTCCAATACTCACACGAACAGTTGTTCATGGCGAGCCAGAAGGAGAGTCCATTCTCACTCCCCAAACAGCGAGAACATCGCGCTCGCTCGATCTCGGCAATGTGTTCAGCCCCCGCGAGGTTGTAAAACTTCGCATGCTTATACCGAGTGTTTGCGATCTCCTCAAAACGGATGTGCCCTGTCGCCCGGGGATCACCGAGATCATCCTCGATGAGTTGCACCAGTAGTTCCATCTTGCGAGGGGAGGCGTGGTTCTGGGCGGTCTTGCGATCCGAATCAGTCGGAGGCTTGACAGGTGAGAGCATATTCATGGTCGTGTGTAGAGCAGCCATCGTTTACCCACTAATTCACATCTTTTGTCTTAAATTCAATTTATTACACACCTAACGCAAAATAGCCCGTTTATAGTCACCTCCTGTTAAGGAGTACCGACTATAAACGGGCTATTTTGCGTTAGGTGTTGTGGCCAAATAAATTAGCGTTTACACAATTTCTTGAAGAAATTCCGGACAGACCGACTTTTGCGGCGGAGGAGGTGACGCCTCCTCTTGAAGCACTGAGATCGGTGGTGTCTCTTCTTCCTGTTAGCCATCAGAATGCGATACCGGTGGCGGGCAAACACATCCTTTGTAAGGGCCATACACTGACTGTGCATATAATCCCGTTCGACACGGTTTCTTTCCTCTTTGATATTAATCACGAACATGTTGTCGATGAACTCGCGGTGATCTGGGTTTTTCAACTCCACGTGAGGGAAGAAGTCACACATCTTGTGGATGCAGATTGCCATGTCTTCAACGTCCTTGGGGGTATAGACATGGTCAGTCATGTACGCCATGTGGTCGCTCACATACGGCACCCCTCCCCAATCATACCCGAGAACGTGCTGAAGCACAACAATCAACGCACCACACCCAACCAGTTGAATGATGTTGGTCGATGTTCTTCTGAGCGCTAGAAGTTTGGATACCAACTCGTCCGTGTAATCGACAATAATGGGTCGGAGGATCTTGATGTCCCCATGTGACAACACGTCGGTGTTATAAAAATTTGAAGAGGTCACAACCTCCTCAATCCAATAAATCAACATGTTATGGTGTTTTGACGAGTAGTTTCTCATCATTGAGGATGTCTCTGACTCCAGATAGCCAGCAGCCTTTAATATACGAGTTTGGAGTTCTTTGAATGACATCGTTACATATTAATAGAGTTCTTATATTTAATTCAATTTTTATACAAGTCCACTTGACGCAAAAAAAGCCCAACACCGAAAGGTGTTGGGCTAAGACATTAAACAGTTTGATGGTTTAAAGTTTTGTTTATGAAACATTAAATGAATCATATTAACGAGCGAGTTAAACTAACAAGTAGTTGTAGAGACTGTGATAAACTCCCAAGGGTACATAATGCTGGGTCTGTTGTTATCGAAGATGGTAAAAAAATACAATACATGTTCAATGGGTTAAAAATTAATTACGAGTCTTACCACAGCCCTTGGATGAATGACATAATAAGAAATTTAAACGGTCACCACGAACCACAGGAAGAATTATGTTTTTATTATCTTTTAGAATTATTAGACGACGATGCTAATATGGCAGAATTGGGATGTTTTTGGGCATATTATACTATGTTTTTTAGAAACAAAATACCAAATGGTAAAAATGTATGCATTGAACCAATTTATGAAAAAATGACAAAGGGTATTGAAAATATTAAATTAAACAATTTTGACGAATCAAATATAACTTTTATTAAAGGCTATATTGGTTCAAAGTACGAGAAAAATACTACTTTTATAGATTGGGATAATTCAAGACTACAACTTGATCAATATAACATTGAAAAAATTGTGAATGACAGTAATTTATTTTTCGATATTATACATTCTGATATTCAGGGGGCAGAACTTGTTATGTTACAAGGTTCGAAATCTGTTTTAGATAAAATAGGGTTCTTTGTTATATCAACTCATTATGATAAACATCATCAATGTATAAACTTTTTAAACCAGAACAATTTCCAGATATTAGTTCAACATACAATACAAGAATCAGTATCTACCGACGGGTTAATATTAGCCGTTAACAAAAATTACATTAAAAAATATGAATCAAAGATATCTTGTTCTATTCAGGAGTATTTTAATACAAATTGTAAAATTTCAAGAAGATAATAAAATTTAGTTATGCGTAAACAATTGTTTACGCATAACTAAATTTTCTATTCAATTTTTATACAAGTACACACAACGCAAAAAAGCCCAACACCTTTCGGTGTTGGGCTTTTTTGTGCAGACATTAAACATTTTGGTACAAGCATCGCTTGTACCCGTTGGCAGCCAACCATAATACTTATCTTGATGCTGCCTCCGTAAAGTTATTTTTTATTTTAACTCACTCACACAACGCAAAAAAGCCCAACACCAAAAAGGTGTTGGGCTAAGATGCTCAGACATTAAACAGTTTGGTACAAGCCCCTCTTCTCGCTTGTACCCGTGGCAGCCAACCATAATACTTACCTTGATGCTGCCTCCGTAAAGTTTTTTTTTATTTTTTTAACTCTCTCTCTCACTCACTCACTCACTCACTCACTCCTCGGCAGCGCGATCTTTCCAGACCTGCTGACCATCCTTACCAAGCGCCTTCCAGGCGATGCTCATGTTCTTGGTGACTGTCATACCCTTGGCGGAGGGGTCCTCCGCCTTTGCGGTGGCGCGGAAGTCGCGACCGAAGAGGACGTAGCCAGTTGACTTACCGCTTGATTTCTTACCGCTTGACTTCTTGGGTGCCTTCTTGGTGACCGGCTTCTTGGCGGAAGGCTTCTTCTTGGGCTCCCCTTCGTCCTCCAGATCGTCAGCCTCGTCGAGGACATCCTCGATGTCAGCCTCGTCCTCTTCGTCCTCCTCGTCCTCCTCAACCGGCTTCTTCTTGGTAGGAGCCTTCTTCTTGATAGCCTTCTTGGTAGGAGCCTTCTTCTTGGTGGATGCCTTCTTCTTGATAGCCTTCTTGGTAGGAGCCTTCTTCTTGGTGGATGCCTTCTTCTTGGCGACAGCCTTCTTCTTGGCGACAGCCTTGGGAGCCTTCTTGACATGCTTCTCGTCGCCGTCGCTGTCGCTGTCAACCCAGTTCTCCTTCTCCTCGAGATAGCGGGCCTTGTCAGCCGCTGCGAGGTCGGTGAAGACAGTCATCTCGTCAGACCGGTCGTCATCGGACTTGAGTTCCTGCCAAGCGACTCCCATCTTGGCAGTCACCTCCTTGGGAGGCAGGTCGGGCTCGTCCTCCTTGAGGCGCTTACGCTCCTGCTCGCAGAAGAAGAGGTAGGCGGACTTGCCACGCTTGGGGCCCTTACGCTTGGTCGTCTTCTTCTTCTTCTTGGTCTTCTTCTCGTCGTCGCTGTCGTCCGCGGGGGGCTCGTAGGTTTCCATTTCCTTCAGATAGCGCTCCTTGTCTAGTGCTGCCAGCCCCTGAAGTCGTGCTATCTCATCCTCGTCGTCCAGCTTGAGCTGATTCCAACGGGCACCGAGTTCGGCAACGACCTCCTTGGCTGACATGTCGGGGTTGTCGGTCTTTACATTTGCCCGCTCCTCGCCACAGAAGAAGATGTAGGCAGAACTCCCGCGTTTGGGCTTGTTCTTATCCTTATCCTTCTTCTTCTTACTGCTCTTGCGCGAGACGGCCTTCATTGCCTTCACCACGACGGCAGTGAAGGCAACCTGAACCTCGTCAGTATTCCACTCGTCGACGAGGGAGGATTCG